ATAGCTGCGCCCGCACCTACCGCGCCCGCCCGTCCCAAGCCGCCCAGGATGCCAAGCGCCTTGAGTTTGGTCGCCGCCTCGACCAGTTGATTAAATAGCAACAGCGCGGGCGGCAAAGTGGCCGTGAGCACCAACACTGCCCCGGTGATATTGCCAATTGCCGGTTGCGTCTCGCGCAACTGCGATAACCAAGATGCGGTAGATTGCAGGATCGGCGTCAGAATATTGAGGATGGGCGTCAACCCTTCCGCCAACAACTGCCCGGCGGCGTCACGCGCCGCGCGCAGGGATGCATTGAATGTCAATCCCATCTCATCGGCGACTTGTGTGGTAATGCCCATCTTGGTCAATACCATATCGAGCGCGGCGGCGAAGTCGCCGCCCGTCTGCTCCAGCGCCGTTCGCAATTGGACACGCGAGATATTGAACCGTTCGGATAGACTCACCAGGTCGGTACCGCCACTGGTCAACGCCTCACGGATAGAAAAGGCTGCGCCTTGCACGCCCTCGCGCCGGTTGAGCGTGGCCGTGCGGCGTACCAAGTCATACCATTTTTCGAGCTCTTTGGTGTTGCCCTGGAACGTCGGGAGTAACTGTGTGGCGACGCTGAGCATGTCGCTAAAAGGTATTCCCGCGGCGGCAGCCCGTTTGCGCAAGTCGTCCATGAGCTTAACGGCATCGCGCTCATTGCCGACCATGCCGCGAATCTGGATGCGCGCCTCTTCCATACTGGCGGCGACATTGAGACCGATACCCGTCAGGATTGCGCCCGCAGCGCCTACCGCGAGCAATTGCCCTCTAATTGACCCAATACTGCGATTCAGGCGCGTGAAAGAGGATTCGGCCTTCTTTGCACCCGCGTCAATGCTGCCAAAAGAACGCTCGACCGTAATGCCTACGTCGCGCGCAACGGCTTGCACATTTCGCAGGTCGCGTACATCAATGGATATTTTGCCCTGGGCATTGCCAAGATTGCCCGGCGTAAATGCATTCATCGGAACGGACGGTCCTCCGTCATGGTGCGTTCGCTATCCTTGTATGGCGCACGCCGGAACGTTTGCCGCGCGCCATCGTCTTGAGTGCGTTGATACTCGCTTGTTCCCGTTCCTTTGCCGTGGGCGCACGTGGCAAACGAAAAGCCGGGTCAAGCAACTGCTCCATCTCATACTTGTTGACCCAGCGCGGCTTTCGTTCATCGCCCGCATTGTGCTGCTCCTGCGCCGCGTTTTCGATGACACGTCCAACTAGCACTACGGCGTTGTCGAATTGCAACGCTGCCCAGATGTCAGCGACGTTTACCAGTGCGCTGGGCCGTTGGCCGGTCGCCGTCGCCGTTAGATAGAGTTGCCAAACTGCCCGTTTGTTGCTCACGAAACTGGCGCAGCACCTCGGCGGGCTGTGTTGCAAGCTGAAACACGGCGAGTTTGTCGGCAAAATCCATATCGTTCGGTCCAATCTCATTATCCGCCTGCGGATCGTCTACCATACACGGCTCAAGCAATGCCGCCGGTACGACGATATTGACCAATTCCGTAAAGCCGCGCGCAAGCTCCACTTCCTTGCCGATAGCGTCTGCATTGGTATCGACCCACAACGAGCGCGCGGCGATGGGCGTCAGTAGATCGGGCAGCTTGCCGGTGAGAATGAGCATATCCAGCGCGACCGGACGCAACCGCACCGTATTGCCGCTGGGCAGCGTTACTGTGTAGCCCTCTAGCCGCGGCTTGCGCCAAGCCGCGGCAGGCGTTACTTGTCGTTCTGCCACGTGGCCCCCTTATGCGATGTTGGCGGGCGGGATGGCGACGGCGGTCGCGGTCTCGTGCTCGACCAGATAGATGACGCCGAACGTCGCGTCGTCTACAGCCTGTACCGTCATCTCCGGGATGGCAAACTGCCCATACTGCAAATTGGCAAGCTGGATGTCGCCTGTGATCTTGCACTTGGGAATAAAGACATGGATGTCGCCATCGCCTTCTTCGGCATAGGCTTGGCCCACAATGCCAAAGTAAGGCATGTTGTCCCCGCCGCTGATTTTGAGGCCCTTGACGGCGTTTGGCGTAGTGAGACTGCTCGTAGCGGCCTGCCCTGTTATCACCTCCAGCGCCAGCAAACTGATACTGCCAAAGCGCAACTGCACCTGCCCGCCGATAGCTCTAGCCGCGGTTGCGGTGATGCTGTCATCCCCCTCCAACTGCGCGGCAGTCTGTTGCAAAGTGGCGGCCATCATCTGCACGCTCGGTACGTCCACCGCCGTGCCGTAGCTGTTGGTAGAATTCCAAACAGCTACTTTTACATCGCGCAGCCCAAAGGTGGGTGCGCCATATGCATCAAATGCCATAGAAGTTTCCTCTCATTCTCTGCGCCTCTGGCGCACTAGCGGCGTCGCCGCACTAGATAATCTGATCTCTCTACCGAGGCATCTAGTTCTGTATCGCGTGCGCCTCGTACATCACCGGCCCACCAGCAGCCGTAAGTCCCCGTCAGCTGCACCGCCTGTAACTTGACGTATACGCGGTCGCGCATCGTCTCAATCTTATCGAAGCCAGTGTCCTGGTAAAACCAAGCCTCAAGCATCTCACGCAGGCTCACCGTCTGGCTTGCATCGTCGGCCAACTGTCCGTCCGGCACGGCGTCACGCAGCTTGAGCAGGATGCACGACTTGATAATGCCGTTGCTATCAAATGCCGTCGGCGTAATGGTACGTGAGAGGCCCTGCCGGCCCGTTTCGTTGTAATCAAAGATGCCGCCCGTCGCCGTGGTAAGCAATGTTGCGTCGGCTTCGAGAATGGCTTTGGCCGCGGATAGCGCGCTCACGATAAAAGTCTCACGACATCTTGCCAGACCAATGGCCCGAAGCGATCAAGGCCGGGGTTGACGATAGCAAAACGTCCGGCATTACTCAATTCTAGATAGATGCCATACTCTACGCCGTGCGCCATAATGATCTCCACCATCTCGCCCACGAAATGTTCCGGTTTGGCATACAACCCCTGACGGGCATTGGTCGTGCGGTCCACCCAACTTGCGTTCGACTTCATCCAGCTTTCAATCTCCGGTGCCCATCGTTGCGCGATAGCAAAGATTCCGCGCTCTATCGCCGCCGCGTAACTGGCGCTCAGTTCGGCAAAGGCCCGCTGCGGCGGGTGCGACCAAGTTAAGCCGGTGGGCATCGCGCGCGCTATGCCTTCGCCGTCAGGTAGGCTTGCACGCTGTCGGTCAGTCCCGGCATGATGGAAATCACCTCAAACATTTGCGCGCCTACCTTGAACCTATCGCCTGCCTGGATGCTAGTATCGGTAATGCCGCTGACGCCTTTGTAGCCGAGGAGTAGTGCATCTATGCTATAGACTACACCGCCCATCGTCTGCGTCTTGCCCTGTCCTGCTAATGTCTCAATGCGTACCGTCTGCGCGGCCTGCGCTACGCCAGCACGCACCACCGTGATGCTGGTGGACTTGTCGTCGATGAGGATGGCCGTATCCACGCCGAGGTCATGGTCATCTATCCATGTGCCCAAGGGCCAACTATTACCGCTCCATGCGTCTATCCGACTCATTTATGCTCGATCCACCCAAAGTCTTTTGCTGTATTCGCCAGAATTAGACTCAATTGCGAATCAATATTGAAGCGTTCGCTACTAATTCGTATGGATTCCATAAAATCGCCATGACCGCGTTCACTGGCCGCCTTCCAATCGCACAACATTTCGAGTACATCCAATAGCGTCATATCGGTGATACCATTAGGATGATATTCAGGATGATGTCTATTGTGCTGATAGTGATGCTGGATGATTTTCTCGAATGGTTGGAAAGCCGCCCGATATTCTGGCGTGCCATATTCTAGGCCATTTAATGCATCGGAAAGTCCGGCATAACCTGATAATTCTGGCTCTTGCAATTTGCTAGCATCATGTATGGCCTCACGTTGCCGTAACCAATCAGCACAAAGAGCCAAATATCCTTTGACTTTGGCAATATGATTTATGGTGTCACGTATACTGGCATGGAGCATTTCGCTGCTAGACATGTGGCACGTCCAGATCATTTAGCGCACCACGACGCAGGCGTTCACGGTCCGGGCTAATTGGTTCGTCCTTCCATTTGGGCGGGATTTGAGCGAGGCCAAGAATCGCCAACTGATTGCCCGCCACTCGGCTCTCCGCCTGCCAGAACTCCAACATCTCGAATAGATGCTTGCGTACTTGACTGCGAGATACGCTTGTCTGGCCGGCGCGATAGTCGAAGAACTTATTGGCATCGGCTAGGAGTTGGCGATAGCCGAGATAGACCGCCGTATTATAGTCCTCCGCCGCGCGGGTGAAGAGGCGATTCAATTCGGCGTCGGTGAAGACCGTCTCATCGGCAGTAATACCGAGGTCTCCTTGCATATCGGCGAGTTGGTCAGCCGTGAGTGCCAATTGCTACCTCCTCGATGTCCATATAGCCATTACTATGCTGCATGGCGAAGACCGGCTGCGCTGCAATCTGTATTGGCGCGGTGGGCCGCGTGTCATAGCCGGCTGCGCCGATCTCAGCAATCAAGCGCGCCGCAACGTGATCCCAAGTCTGGTGACGGCGTAGCCATTGTGCTGCCGCCAACCCACGCGCCTGCGCCCATGCGGGATCGTCGTAGCAATCGCGCATCGTGCGCGCCAGTGCAGCGACATCCGCCTTTGCCCACAGCCCCTGGATAGACTCGTGCGACGTAGGAATGCGATCAATCGTGTGCTCATCCACCACGATGGCCCACTGGTCGGTGTGCCCATCATCCATGCCACTGTAGCGTAGCGTGATAACCGGCAGCCCCATCATGGCCGCCTCGCGGTGAGGCATTCCCCACCCTTCCGAACGCGACGGGATAACGAAGCAATCTGCCTGTGTGTATACGTCCGCCACGTTACGCGCGTCCTCGATTTGGATACTCACGCGTGGGTCAAGGTTCGATGCGCCCGCAATGCGCTGTAGCAGATCGTTCATTTCGGGCCGTGCCTTGATGACCAGTCGCACATCGGGCGTATCTGCCGGCGTGCCGAACGTAGCGTAGAAGGCTTGCCATATCTCGATCCAGCCCTTGCGACTGCCTCGGTCGCCCAGCGCCAGAAACGTATAGGGTCGTACCCTGTCCGGCTTGGCCTTAAGGCATTGTGGCAGGATTGGGAATTCTTCCGGGTCTGTTCCGCCCGGAATGACAACTACCGGCGCTTTGACGCCGCCGTTGCGGAATCCTTCGGCGTTGTAGTCGCACGGCACGATGATGCGCTCCACATCGGCGTTATTGATGCACTCGCCCCAACCGGTCGGGAGTTCAGAGCCTTCTGTCATCGACAGCGCCCACTGCGGTCCCTGCATCTTTTGCAGGAAATACGGCGGCATACACGAGATAGTCAACGCGCGATAGTCCACATCCCACATGCGTTGCAGCCAAGCTGGCGACCAGAGATATTCCACTAGGATCGGCGTGACTTCGTGCCCTGCGCGTTGCAGGGCACGAATCATGAAACCGGAGTAACGGCCGTAACCATCTACGGCCCTAAACTGGTACGCACACCACGTCAGCTTCATAGATTATGGTTTTCCGTGATGCTGTGCTATACTGCTCTCGTACATCTCAACACAAGCGCCCTGACGACGCGACAAACGTCCCAGGGCTTGGCAACAGAAAGGTAAGTTTCTGATGCAACCCCAGGATACCATGTTTGATATTCCCTACGGCTATTGTCAGTGCGGCTGTGGTCGCAAGACGACCATCGCGGCCTTTGATGATCGGCGGAATGGCATTCGCCAGAAAGAACCGCGTCGTTTCATCAAGGGCCATCATCGCCGCATACCTACCGCTGCTCCAGGCCCCAACCCTAGTGGCTTGTGCCTGTGTGGTTGTGGTCACCCTGCGCCGATTGCAAAGCGCAATAATGCCCGCGAAGGGTGGATTCGCGGCAAGCCGAAAAAGTTCATCAAGGGACACAATCACAAGGTGGGCGAACCTAGCAATGCCTTGCGACGCGCGACTGTCGAACGAACCAAACGAAAATGGTTGACCGCGGAAGAACGCTTCTG